TTGTGCCACCATGTTTGACAAAAATAAAGCATGAACCACCAAATGTGCCTCGTGATCTTGTTCTGGAAACACTTGAAGTGGTGCACCTTTCATAGAATTAGCGTTTTCTGTCGCTGGATCTACTGGTGCAGGCGGTTGTGGTGGTGGTAAAATGCCATCTATGTTCTTAACATCAAGTGCATCATACATTCTTCGATATGCTTCGTACTGATTATGTATTTGTGGAGCAGCTTGTGCTAATTGCAACTGTGTCTGTGCAAGTGTTAGACGTTGTGACATAGAAAATATGTTTGGATCTGATACTGGAAGTATGTCAACACGCCCATCAAAGTCTTGTTGCATAACTTGTGGTGCAACATTACCTACAAAATACGGATAAGGAACTGGATTTTCTGAAAAAATCTCTGCCAACATACGAAATTCTTGTTTTTGTGCGTAATGTAAACGCTTGTGTATACTAGAAATAATTTTAGAACCTTGTTCTATCAACGCAACTGTAGTTCCAACTGGTGCTTGTGAATTTACATCACTAATTTTTGCATCGGCAACTTGTGCAAAACGTCTACCAGAGTCAACAACTACACCCAAAAGCTGTGCTAGTGTCGCAGATGGCTCTTTGTAAGGAAGGGGAATAATAGAGTTTTTCAAATCGCCACCTGGGACATCGATATCTCTAAACTCACCTGGATTAAGTGGCTCATCGTCATTTCTGATTCTAACACCTCTTGCTTTAAATCCTGCTGGTAAGTTTGATAATGTGCCTGCATCTATTAACTGTCTTAGTATAGATGTAGCTGCACGAGATAAACCACCTATTGTATGTAGTAAGCCAAAACCATAAAAGCCAAAACCTGGTAAAAACTTAAAGTGAACAAAGTATTGTCTCTTTCGTTTTAACGGATCTTGCTCTCTATAGTTTCTAACCACTGATAAAACTTTATTTGAGCTTTGATCGATGGTGACAATATAAGGCAACATAATACCCGAAGGCTGCCCTTGACTATCCATATCTTCAAAGCCTTCCAAGTCCAAGTCAACATGGACTTCAAGTAAGGTGTAACTGTCATCTGAATAGTTAGGATGTAATCCTTGAAGCTCGTCAGTAGTTTCTTGGATGGCTCCTTCATCTTCTCCAGAGTCAGTTGCAGATAATTCAACATCTTTATACACTCCCGCAACTTGTAATTTACGAATATCATTGTATGTCATTCGCACCATGTGTGTAACTCGTTCTGCTGTTCTGATATCAGAAGCAGAGTACGGAACTATTAAATCTTCTGCTGGTACAAATTTAGATACCGCTCTTTGTTTTGTAGGATCAAAATATACTTTTTTAAATGTAGAACCAGTAAGTGGTAAGTAAAACAACATCTGATCTGTGTCTTGATCGTATTCTTCCATAACCTCAGTAATCTGAAAGTTCATGTAATCTTTTATTCTTTGTGCTTGATCCTCTGTTTCTTTTGTAGCAACACCAAGTATTTGTGTCTTCACTGGACCACCACTCGGTAACATTTCTTTGTACGCTTGTGATTGAAACTGCGTTGTTGCTTCTGAAAGTAGTGGGTGTGTTACACCACTTGCACCCATAAAAGGATCACTTCTGTCTTCATAGTTTATGCCAAGCAAGTTTAATCCTTTAGCTATTGCTTCTTCCCAATCTCCTCTTGATTCTAAATCTTCTTTTACCTTGGATTGTAAATCAGATGCAATAGATCCAAGCACATCATCTCCTAAAACTTCTGCAAGATTAGCATCGTGGTTATATGGCTCTGCTACAACAGGTACCTCTTCTTCACCAGTGTCTAATTCTACGCCCTCTGGTAATTCATCTACATCATCTTGTATTGATACAGCAAGTTGTTCTTCTATAGTCATAGGTGCACCGCCCGCTCCCATAGACTTTTCAACCATACCCGCTATTTCTCTTACTGGATCTTGTTCTGCCATTAACTTGCCTTTCTTCTAAGGTCTATATAACCACCTTTTGCTCTAAAAGTAAACTTACCTTCTGCTATCTTCCTACCAAGAGAACCTTTGGATAGATCAATAACTCCTTGAACTGGTCTGTTTAACGAGGCTGTTGGACCGCTTGGATTCTTAACATTTTTCATTTCAAAGATCCTATCTCTGTCAACATTTGCACCTGCTGCTTCAAATCTTTCTAACACAGACTGTATAGCAGAACCGTATGTGCCCATACCAAAAGTATCTGGATTTCGTACACGAGAGTCCTCTATCGCTCTTGGCACATAAAAATCTTTTCTGTGAGCTAACACAACTCCCTCTATTGGTCTACCATATAATTGCTCAAATCTAGGATCTGTTACTGCATGTATCAAAGAATGTAATAAACCTCTTGCTGTTTGTGCTTCGTTTGCATTATGTGGTGCTCGTATATAAAAATCAGAATTAGTTTCTACATGATTACGAAGTCTTTCTAATGCAGCTTTTAATTCATCTACACCATAATTATATTGAGATGCGTTTTGTTCTATATGCTCTTCTAGTTTTTTAAATCTTCTTTGAATCTCTTTGCTTTGATCTTCTGCTACCTCGTTAGCATCTCTCTGCTTTTTAGCCTCACCTCTTTGATAAACAAGTTTATTCGCTTCTTCTGCTAATCTGTCTGCTCTTTCTTTGTCGCCTTGCACATAGCCTCTATACGCTTGTGTAGTAAGAAGTTGAAACACATTACCCATTGAAGGATCTGGTCCAAAACTATACCCAGATCCAGCAGCATGATCGTTATTTTCGATAGCCACTGGCTTTAAAACGGTTTCAATTACAAAAAAGTCTTTTGCTAATTTATCTCCCATTTTCATAAATTTTTGTAATGGGTTCATTGATTTTTTAATTGTCTGTGCTTTTGTCTCACCAGGGTCTCTAGTAAAACGAACCTTACTAGGATCAATTTTTTCTCTGTTAAGGATTGAACCCATCAATATTTTTTTCTTAAGTTTATCTGGATTATCAAGACCAAGTTTTTTTCCGTACTTATCAAGCATAGCTCTACCAGAATCTAGATCATTTTCACGATCAATTAATTCCATAAATTTTTTATAGTTTCCGTCCTCTGGAACAAAACCAATTTTTTCAGTCACTTCATCGATTGCTTTAGATAAAATTTTCTCAAAATCTTTTACAACATTATTTGGTAAAGCATCTTTTATTTTTTGTGTAACTTCTTCATATTTAACCGCAGCTGTATGACCATTTACAAAACCTGTATTGTCAGTCACCATATCCAGATCTCCTGGATTTGAGTAGTTATCATCTAAACTAGATTCCATAATGCTAACAAAATCGATTTTCTCGATTGCGTCTTTGTGTTTTCTAGTTATTTCTGAGGCAACTTTGTGTTTAATTAAGTCTAGTGCTTTTTCATTTATAGCTTCATGGGTGGCATCTGAAACAGCTAAATTAAGTGCTTTTTCAACAGCATCTCTTGCTATCTCTTGATTACCATCTTGACTAAGTTTTCCGTAGAAGCCTTTACCAAATGTTTCAGTAGCATCAAGACCTTCAGAAAAAACATCATCGGCATCAAAATAACTAAAATCTACGCCTTGTTTTTCAGCAAAAGATTCTACTAACTTAGAAATGTCCTCTCTTAAACGATCTTGTGGATCTGGGTTGTATCCGTTTGCTGCACTAACTCTAGTTAAAAGTTGATCTTCTTTACTTCTGCCCATGTCATAAGTAACAGAATTTTTTTGATAATTACGCTGTGCTTGTAATTTACTTGAGTCTATTGCTTGTTGATCTATTTCCAGTTGTCCCCTACTCGCAGTAGCACCTTGTCCAGTTGATCTTTCACCATCTCTTATAGGTCTTCTGTTTTGCTGATACTGCTCCTCTGTTGGACCAGACTTTGCTGAAGCAATAGGCAAATGTTTCATAAGAATACTAAAAACATCTTTACCTTCTTCATATAACTCTACATTTTTAGTTCTATTATTTCTGTCAAATTGACTCCTACCCTCTTGAAAATAATTTGGAACAGTGATTCTATGACCTAACTCAAATGCTCTTCTTTGATTTTTACTAGCTTTTATAAATTTGTTTGGAATTACTCTTCCATCTATAGCAAAGCCTCTTGTATAATTAGATTGAGTGGTGTCACCATATCTTTCGTACTTATCTCTAAACCTAGCTTTTGTTGGAGCACCTGTTCTACTGTCCTCATATTTTAGTGTAGAAGGTCCTGGACCATCTCTGAAACCTGCCATTTCATTAAACAGTCTTATAATCTCTCTTCCAAAACTATCTTTTGCAACTAAAGGTGCATTTCTAAATTCTGGTTCGTTAGAGAATCTAAGTTTCCCTTGTGCAACAAGGTCAAAAGGATCTGTTGATCCTGCTATAAAACCTTCTAAATCACTTACAAAATCCTCAACGGCAAAATTATCTTCATCTATATTTTCTTTCAGTTTTTCAAAAAAAGCCTCATAATCTACGTCAGAAAATAAAGTTCTTTCGATGATTTCATCAAGTCCGTTTAATTGTTCTAATTGTTCTCGTTCTCTTAAGTTTAATCTATCTTGTTGAGTTTCTGGAATAACTGTTTCCATTTGTTGTCTAAAACTAATCTTTCTTGCTTCTTTGCCTTTTTCATCTTCTATTCTTTCAATTTCTTTTTCTGCTTCCATTCTTATTTGTGTTGTATTACCAAACCTTTGAATATAATTGTTTATAATACTATTTCGCTCTGAATCAGTTAAAGGTTTCATTTTTGTGATAGGAGTTCTTCTTCTCAAAGCAAAGTATTTCTTCATACGAGGGATAGCTTCTTTTCTGAACTTAATTAAATCTTCTAATCCTATTTCCACAAACTTCTCAAGTTCTTGTGGTGCTCTTTCAGTCAACGTAAAAGTGTCAATGTAGATTTGATTTTTATTAATTTGATCGTCAATTATATTTAATTTATTAACAGCTTCGTCAAATTTTTTCTTCCTATCTCTTAGATCAACATCATATTGTGAAGGTGCATCAAACTCTGACATGTTTTGATCCATATCATCTAAAACATCTATTTTGTTTTTTTCACTTGGTGTAAAAAGTTTATGATCTTTGAAATTATCTCTTGTTCTATTAAGATTTTTAACTGGTCTTCTATCAGTGAAGCTAGTAGTCCCTAATAAAGCAGCTTTCTTTGTAAGATATGGATCGTTGCCTTTAAGAGCCATGTCTATAGAACCAGATAGTAACTCTGGTACACCCGATAACGGCAGTGCTAAATCATATTCTGGTTTAGAAAAATCAAGAAGATTCTCGTAAGTTCTTGTTACGTCTGATTGATCTTCTTCTAACACAGCATAAAGTTTTCCATCTAATCCTTCAACAATCATAGATCTGGTGTAACCAAAACCTTTATCATAATAATCGTGACCGCCTGGATATTTAAGTTCTTTAGTGCTACGATTTGTTGCTGCCGCATCGGCATCAAGGTATTCTTGAAAAGTTTTACCACCTTCTTCTTGTTGTTGTATTGTGTTTATAACAGGACTCTTAGTTAAATCACCAGACATAAGTCTTTCGTGATCTGGGTTTTTAGCAATAACACTTATCTTGTCAAACTCATAGTCCCTTGGACTGTTTACTGAAGCAGTGATAGGCGATTGACCAGTTCCTATAAGTGCTTCATTAACAACAGGTGTACCCGCTATGGTAAACGAATTAAATATTCTTTGTCCCGAGTAACCTTGTGGTAAGCTACTCGTTCCCTCTGGAAGAACAAAGTTTGGATCTGTTAGAAAATCACCTGCAGCTTTAGGTTGATCTGTAAACAGTTTTTGAGCTCTTGGACGAGACGCATCTGTTGCACTTCTAATATCCAATCTAACAGTAGGTCTCATCCTATCAAACTGATTGATGATCTCTTCCATAGTTTTTGTTTCATTGTAGTTTCTTGCAAGATACTCCTCTAAACCAGAGGTAAACGCTTCTCCACCTTTATAGTGTTTAAGCGTTGGTCTTTGAGCGTCTTCGTTATCAAACTTAATAACTTCATCTTTTACAAACACTGGAACACTAATCGGGATTCCTAATTCTTTTATTCTAGGAATTGCTTCATAGTCTGGTGTTTCTCTGACTTTAGGATTGCCTTTTTTATCTTTGATTGGATTGCCTTGCTTATCCAGTAACGGTGTTTTAATTTTTGGTGCACTCTTTACAAGTTTACCAAATTCTTTTTTCTGTTCTGGAGTTAAATCATCTTTTGGTCTGTATCTTTCCTCTGCACCCTCAACAGTAGATGCTTGAAGTTTACCGATAAAACCGACTGATCCCTCTACGTTTGTATCTTGAGAACGTAAATGCTCGTAAAGCTCTCTAACTTTTATAGGGTTTTTAAGACCTTTTTGTTTTGCAAATTTAATAAGTTTTATTCTTAATGGTGATACTACTGGATCTTCTGTATCTGTTAATCTTTCTCTGTTTCTAGATTTTGCTAAAAGAGTTTTTATTCTATTTTGTCTGTCTATCTCTATTCTTTGTCTGTCTGTTTCTTGTGAGTTTGCTGGATCGTTTAACTCATTTTCGGCTAATCTGTTCGCATACTCCTCAATAGACTTTACCTCGTCAGTAGCCTTTTTCTGTGCTTTTGGATTACCGACTGAGTCACCCTCAAGATCTTTACTAAAGAAAGATTGATTTTCGTCTATGTCTGGATCTTCGTCTGTAGTGATCTCTAAATTTTTAGCAACTTTGTCTTTTACTGTTAACTGACCAGAGCCTTTGCCTGCTGTTTCATTTAACAAAATCTCTGCGTCTGTTTTTGGTGCAGCATCCATTCTAAGTTTAGCAAAACGAGGACTGGTTAAATTAGCTGCTGTCTGCATTGCTACTTGCATACCAGGCGGCATCATACCACCACCTGCAAAAATATCACCAACTAAAGTTCGTATACCTGAATACGCATCTGGTGTTCTGCCTGCAATTTCAAGAGCACCACGAAAACCACCACCCATCGTGCCACCAAGAACCACACCTTCTAATAATCTGTCGGCAACTTGCTCACCAGTATACTCACCACCAGTCAAGGCAGTCGAACCAACAACCACGCCTTCTTGCAATCCTTCGGTTCCACCTTCAAACGCTACAGATTTACCAATCCGTCTACCAATCTCTCTTGCAGCGTCAATTTTGCCTGCTTGACCGAGCTTTTTTATCAGTTCCTTACCAGTAATTGTTAGTAATTCATCTCTTGGAATCACTCTTCCAGCGCCAAATCTGTCCAAAAGTGCTATGATTGTGCCCGCTCCGATAGCTACAGAATCGTTATAACTACCAGTTTTTTGCTCCATTTCTTCGGCAACTTCACCAGTTCCCACGATTCCAGAGCCTAAAATGGTGGCTCCACCTATCAAAGCTGCGGCTGGTACACTAAACGGTGCAGTCAAAGCAGATGCTAAACCACCACCAAGTGCAATGCCACTTGTCGCTAAATTTTCACCAATTTTCTCGGCAACCCAACCAGCTGCATCGTTCAAACCACCTTGTCGGTAGGCTTCACGAAGTCCCATGGTGTATTCTGGTTGATAGTTACCCTCTCTTATGTCCTTGTCTTGCTGTGCAACAATCTCTTTTCCATAGTTAAAAAGAGTTTCAATACCAGTTCGTGAACCAATAACCTCAAGACCTTTACCAAAAAGTCTTTGTGCTTGATCTATACTATACGCAAATGAAGAATCTCTTGTTGCCATTATGTGATCCTAGTTACCCTTTTTTTGCCTGGAGCCAGTATATCAGAAAATCTGTTCTTAACCAGTCTTCCTTTTCTAATCGGTTTTTTGTTTAACTTTTTCCTAATCTTAAGAAGTCTAGTCATTAATAAATACCCTTGAACGTCCCACCACGGTTTTTCATTACACCACCCATGTTAAGTTTTTTACCAATATACATCTTACTTCGTATACCTCTGTCCAAGCCTGGTGCACCACCAGTAATCTTTTTTAGTGTCTTGACTTTTATTTTACCGCCTAACGGACCAGTAACCGTGGCTTTTTCTAATTTTTTACTTAGCTTCTCTAGTCGTGGCTCACCAGACTTAATAGTTTCTTTCGCTGTTTCAATTCTTTTTTGTTTTCTGGTAGCTACAGATTTAGCAATCCCTTCTTTTTTTCTCTTTGCTTTCTCTTCTGCTTTGAATCTTTCAACAACAGCAGAAAGGTTATAAGGGTCATACATAACTTTTTCTTTTCTTTTTGAAACACCTGTCTCAAAAAGAGAAGAGGGTTTCTTAGGTAATTTCCTTTGTCCTTTTTTACCAGTCATTAGTAATATTCCCTTTTGCTTTTCGGATACCAGTCTTCGCCTTCGTCTTCTCCGTCCAGTGCTATAAAACCACCTTGTCTAAATCTCATGACTGCCATTGTCATACTATCACAGTAGTCGTCATGATCTCCGTTTGGAAAAGATGCCACTTCTTCTATTACATCCTCTGCAAACTTCTCTCCACTAGGATACCACACTTTTCCCGATTCGAAAATAGGCGATACAATGTGCATCCTCGTGGTTTTGTCTAAGTTACCCGCCTTTCGTCTACCAGGACTGAATGTCAGAACTGGGAGGTTTTGTAACCTTAACTCGTCTGCCAAGGGCTGTCCACTCGCTTTTGCCTCGATTAACATCATGTCGGGTTCCCAATATTCGTTTTCTTCTATCGCTATCTCCTTCAACTCTGGGAAACTCCAACGACCTTTCTTCGCATCTAACATTATCAAATGTTGTTCGCCATTCTTCTTTGGCTCAAATACACCCCAAGTTGTGATAGCAGAATAATCTGCCGTCTCTTTTTTACTGTAGGCAGTATCGTAACTTTGTAAAATATAGTCTAATCTTGGTACATCTTCTTCTTCCCACGGAGTCCACCACTCCCTTTTTATCATTGCAGTTTCTTCAGATGTAGGATTCTGCTGCCACTGTGCGTTCCATTTCATAGGTGACAGTGATGCCTTAACCTTCAACAACTCGTCCTTGTTCCAAAATTCAGGCCACAATAACTTGTCATTCGGTAAAATCGCTGGGAACTCCACGATATCCCATTGATCTGCCATACTATCTTTTGCTTGTGCCTGTACTAATCTGCCTGTCAAATCCTTCTTTGACCATCTTGTCTGCACAATGATGATGGTTCCCCCAGGTTGTAATCTCTGTCTTGGACCTGATGTGTACCACTCGTATGTATTATCGTAAGCAGTCGTGGACAGTGCATCTTGTTCCGAGTGTGGATCGTCAATAATCAACAAGTCTGCACCACGACCAGTCATCGCTGCTCCAACGCCTGCTGCAAAATACTCACCGCCAACGCTTGTCTCCCACCGACCCGCGGCTTGACTGTCTTGCTTCAAGTCCGTGTCTGGAAAAATTTCCGTGTACACTGGATCGGCAATCAAGTCTCTAACCTTACGACCAAACCTCACGGCAAGTTCTGTATTCATCGTGGCTTGAATAATCTTTAACTTTGGATTACGGCCCAAGAACCACGAGGGCATAAGATAAGATGCCATCTCTGACTTTGAATGTCTGGGTGGCATGTTTACGATAAGTCTTTTTAGTTTACCTTCAGCGATTAGCTCCAGTTTTTCTGCAATAATTTTATGGTGTCGTCCAACGATAAAACCCTCGTATACATGTTGTGCATACGCTAGAAAATTTTTTTGAGCTATATCTCGGGTGTCCAGTTTGTTTTTCTGTTGCTCAAGCAGAAATACTTCTTGTAACACCTCTTTGGGTAAAGCATCTAGATTCATGACCAAACGATAATATATTCAAATGAATTTATCAAGCCTACTATACAACATGTATATAGTAACACCACTGTGTAATTTAGGGGGGTGGGGGGTCTTGCATTAGTAATATTATTTGCCATTCTGCTTTAGTAACCCCAAAAGACGGTCGGACTCGCAGTCGCTCGTTTTATCCGACCGTCTTTTCCAAGCTCCGTGGGGGGTTGCAGCGCACTGGAAGCCACCAGGTGCGTGGTAAAAGGCGAACAGACTCGCAGTGCTCGTTTTATCTGTTCGCCTTTGAGTGCTTGTGTGTGAGACGCACTCAGTGCGTCTCACATCGTCTCTAGGCTACGTTCTTGGACTCTGTTGCCTTGGACTTGAGATCTTCTAAGTGTGACCTCTTGACCATGACGAAATCTCCATCAATGCTAGAGATAAGTCTTGTGATAACCTCTTTGACAACTTCGTTAATCATATCGTCACCAACCTTTGATTGAAGATCGTCAACATCATTTCTGATGTCTTGGATGGTGTAGTTGTCTGCAATGGAATCATCAATTCTTGACTCTACTTGCTCTGCCACCAATTCTTCAATGGCTTGTTGAACATCGCTCATTTAGTTCTCCTTTTCTCTTGAGTTAATGTTAATAATGTTATATAAGATTTTATGGGATATGTCAAATAAAAAATAAACTTTTTGATTAACATGTTAACTAATTATTCATTGACACTCCCGATTCCGTATGCGTCTGCGTGGAGGTCTGCGTGGGTAAAGGTGCAGAGAATCGCAAAGCTATTATAGTCTCTTGTTCTTGCGATTCTCTGCATTGAAACTTTTTTAAAAAAAAGCAAAGATAGGGGTTGACTTATGGGATCAGGTGGGATATATTATATATAAATCAACGGCAACAAGGAGAATAATATGCCACAAAAAATAATAAAAGAAAACTCGCCCTTTGAATTTTTAGGTCAACACTTAGAGGTTGCCTATCGTAGAGGCGAGTTACTCGGTTTAAAGAAAGCGATCTTGGAACTGACTAAATTAGAAACTAAAATCGAAACGACACTTCGTGAAATGGAAAGGGGATTAAATGAAAACGATTCACAAAGTAAATAGGAAGGGCAAAAGAGCCGTTCATAAAAAAAGAAAGAAAGGTAAATGGTCTGAACACTTTGTACAGACCACCACTTACTCTCACAAAAGATAGCTTCTCCTTTAGCTAGAGAGCCACGA